CTTTTGTTCCAGGAGTAAAACTTTTTATAAAAATCTTGTTGCATCTGCAGGTGTTCTTGACATCTGTCATGATGTAAATAATCAACCACGGAATCTATTGCATAAGCAAAACACTCAGACATATTTTTATAGTTTGTGTCATATTGAACATATACAGGCCACTCTGAGCAAGTCTCAAACAAAGCTCCATAATTAGTTGTTATCATATGCAAGCCAGCTCCAAGTGCCTCAATAGCTGATATACAGGATGTCTCTTCCCAATTATTTGAGTATGGGAATATTTGATAGTCAGTAATGTGTTTACAAATATAATCGTTACTGTGCCAACCTCTGTAGTTTACATTTTTTAATTCTGCTGCTTGAGCATATAATGGTTTGTATGTGTCATCATTATTTTCCATGAACTCATTGCCATAAATTTTTGTAGAAGAAAAAACATCAAGAGTTATATTTTCGTTCTTTATAAGTTGCATTGCACCAAGTATAATATTCAAACCTCTCCATGGTGTTGGATGGAAGATCATTCTAATTGGATCGCCTTTTTTGTGTATCTTTCTTTCAGGAAAATTATCTATTGCGTTTTTAATAACAGTGCATTTTTCTGTAGGCACTTTGTAAACCATTCTAAATTTTTCATAACACCAATGTGAATTAAATACATACCAATCATATTTTTTGTGATTTTCTTTATCTTTAAACCAAGGTAAAAGATTAGGTTGATCATAAGAATTTTGTTGCCAAAGAATATTAATTTTATCTTTTGCTAAAGGTATTTTTTCAGGAACTGAAGTTGTTATTTGAAAATTATCAAGAAGTTTAGAATCAACATATTTTTCTAATAATTTTACTTGTAATTCTGTACCACCTATAGGATTCATTACTTGGTTTTACCAAATACCTGAAGAGATGCAACCTCAATCGCTACGTCTTGTTGAAGATCATCCACAGTAGTATCAGTATTGGAATCAGCAACATCAGAATCAAAATGAGCTTTATTATCATAAACTTTTCCTGTTCTTTTATTTTTGATTGTTTCTACAACCTTAGCATTATATACAGGAATTTTTTTACCATCTATAATTGTGTAATTTTTATCGTCTTCCGCCATGATTAGCTCGTCCTTGTCTGTTGTAAGGTTTATAACTTCTTTTCTCTGACTTTGAAAGGCTTTTTTTATGACGACCCGGCCGTTTTTTAGGCTTTGGTCTAGGTACATAATGAATAAATTTTTGCCTAGCCATTTTCCTGCGATCTATCTATTAATGCATAACTAATAACACCTGTAATTGCATTTGATGTATCACTCTCCATAAGTAAAGTATCACCAGCTTCTAAATTAATGGTATTTGAAGCAAGATTTACAAAACTTTTATTTAGTTGTGCGTGAGCAACCACTCTAGCTGTGCCACCATTTTTTAAAACCAAAAGATCCACATCCGCATTAGATGCTGATTTATGAACTGCTTGCACACTTTTTACAATACCAACTGCAGAAGTAGAAATAGTTAATACAGTTGTTGATGTGTTTGTGCTTAATAAATATGTTTCGTTTTTGTATTGTATTGTCATGACATAAAATAGTTAAAGGTATCTTGTTCGTTTTTCAAGTCTGTTTGAAAAGAAGTATTCAATTGTGTTTTAACTGTATCAAGAGATTGCACAATTTGTCTTTGGTTCTCCTCTTCATATTGTTGTTTAGGTTCTGGTATATATACAGTAATTTTAGCCATGTAAAGATGCCCCTCTTTCAGAAGATGAAAAACCACCACCTGTGCTTTTAGAACCCCCAGTGTTTGCAGATCCACTTCCAATATTTCCTCTTGCTGCATCTTGTGCACTTACATTTGCTGATGCTCTTTGTGCCATTTGTTTTTGTATACCTCTTGCTTGTGCCATATTTCTAGCAGCTGCATCAAGTCTTCCTTGTAATCCTCCATATTTTTGCATATCCATATAGTCAGCTAAATTTTTAGCCTGTGCAAAATCAGTTGATTGTATTTTGTCATTAACACCTGATAAACCTTGTAATACTAATCCACCAATACCAATTGGGTTTAAACCCATTCCCATTTTAGAAGTGAGTTTTCCCATTATTAAATTTTTACCCAAATCTTTTATTGTTCCAACACTAGACGCGGCATTATTTAATATACTTGATAAACCACTGCTTTCGTTAGCTGCAGCTGGCATCTGACTCATAACAAAATCTCTATATGTTGCAAAATCTGGATAGGTTGCTTGTAAAGCTCTATTAGTGCTGTATTCTTGAAACAATGCTTCTTCGTTCATTATCTCATTCCGTCCTGTGATACATCTGCCCTAAATGTTCCAAATCTCCAATTATCATTTAATGCAGAGTTTTCAATTTTAATATTCGCAAGTCTGCCTCTTACTCTTGTATCTATTTTTGATGTAGCAGAATTTACTACAAACGATATCGTAGTTGTATTTCCTGCAATTGGAAAGTCCTTGGTGCCAAGGGTTATCGAAACATTACCTGATAAATTTTTAAAGTCAGGTAAAAATCTTCTTATATTTAAAAGGAATTGACCATCACCTTCTACTGGCAAATCAAAGTCTCCAGACTGAACAAAACAACTTATGGCTTCTTCCGTTCCGTTTAAATTAATTTTATTTACACCTCTCTCATGTTCAAAATAGGTTGTAGATCCAAATTTATTAGTGACACCTTGTATTACTGGAAACTGAGGCACAGTTGTAGAATCATATTCTGTTGCGTAAGGATTAGCATAAGTCACAGAATCAGCATAAGTTGTTCTAGCTAATGACATTGTTGCCCAAGTGTTTTCTACATAATTATAAGTAACAGTCCTATCTATCTGAACAGATGGTCCGGTGGTCGGTGTCCCTTTTGGATAAAACCATAATATCTCATTATACAAAGAGTTATGTGCACCAAATACAATTTGATTAGATGCATAATTAATACCTAGGTTATCTCCATCAGTTGTAAATACAAAGTCCTCTACTAATGAAGGTAGCAGTTTAACTGTACCATCAAACACAAAGAACCCACCAGAGTTACCCATCCAAAATACTTTACCATCTGCGTAAACAGCTGCGTGTGGTCCAATACATCCACAGTTTGTACCAACCTGTCTGATAGAAAAAGTGAATGGTGGTCCAACAAATTGCATTGTGTAAGCTGCTTGATCAGTTAATATTAAAACATAGTCTTTACCATTTACAGCTGCAACGATTGTGTTTCCGGTGTCCAGTCTAAATGTTCCAGCGGTGTTGGTTGATGTAGGATTATATAAATTAAAATTTTCTTGATCACTGAATCTAATAAACATTGGATCTTGTGTTGTATTATCGCCAACAGTTGTTTCAGTTCCAAAATGTATAAAGTGTCTGTCCCTATCAGATACAATAGTAGAAACAGATTTTGTTGGAGCACTTGCCATCTCTGTGCATCTATTATTAAGAGGATTACTTACTCTTGGATCCCAAGTAAACGTTTTTCCATTTCGTATTGTTGCAGTTAGTATTGCACCGAAGTTATCAAGAGACCAGTTGCCTGGATCAAGTATAACTGATGATGTTGTGGTTTGTTGTCCCCAACCAATAAAATTTGTTATTTCAGTTACAGTTGCACCACTGTTATGTGCTGCAGTTGAAGTTCCTTGAGCACCTCTAGTAATACCTGTCAAATCATTTGAACTAACACCAGTATATGTTATTATTTCTTGATCTACTAAAATAGTTCCACCAGATCCTGAAAAACCTGTGGCACTGTTAAGTGTAATACTTGTTCCAGATCCACCTGTACCTGCAGTATCATTTTGTAAAAGTCCGTTTAAAGTATTAGTTAATGCACCTGAAACATTTCCACCCCAAGTACCTGTGCCCCAACCATAACCGTATGTTTGAATAGTTGGTCCTATTTCTACATAAGCTCTAATTGTTGCAGAACCAGCAGTAGTCATTCCTGTTCCCGCTTCAGATGATGCCATTGTAATTGTAAAACTATCTGCAGCAGCAGTTATTACTTCAAATGATTGATCTGTAAAATTGTTAGTACTAAAACTTGTAGCACCACCTCCAGGTAAAGTAACAGATTCAAACAAAAAATAATCACCAGATATCAATCCATGTGCAGTTTTATTTACTGTAACTGTTGACTGACCATTTACAGATGTAAACGTAGCACCTGTCAATCCTGTTTCTAGAGGAGTAACATCATAAAAAGCATCCTCATAATATATTAATAATACTTTCGATGTGCCTATGGCAGCATACTTTCTACCTTGTAAGTCCGTCCAGGTATGTTGAGCACGAGCAGGACCTGAAATAGTTTGTTGACCAATTGCTGCAAACCCGCCTATTTTTTCTGGTTGTGCATATCTAAATCTAACAAAATCACCATCAATCCATCTTCCTTCTGCTCCTGAAGGTGTATCTGTTTTATCAAA